GAAACCAGTTCCTAGTTCCATTACTTCTAGTGGCTCACCCACTGCAAACTGACCAGTTCCAGCAACTGCATTGAATACATAATCACCAGTAACTTTCTCTAATTCTGCTGGAGTAATATCTGGCTTGCGCTTTAATGCCTCAATAACAGAACCCCATTTAATAGATTTCTTAGGATATGGTGCACCTATGACTTCCTTATCCAATGCAAGCATTGCAATAACGTCACGAGGATCGAAATGGATATCTGCATCAAGAAACAAAAGATGCGTCATCGGAGAACGCAAAAACTCATCGCAAAGATAATTTCTTGCACGAGTTATTAGAGATTCATTAAAGATGAATGAGAAACGGCATTCAATACCGTATTGAGCGCAAATACCTTGAAGGTCAAGGCAGGACTTCATATACATTCCGTTACAGCTACCCCCATACATTGGGGTCGCCACAAAAAGTTTGCGTTTTCTTAATTCTTCTACAGAAATTTCCAATTGCATTTTATAATCCTCATTCAATCTAATATAGGGAAGGGTCGTTTTATATAGTCATCCTCATAGGATAGAAGCACAAAAGGGAAGAGGAATTTTATTCCCTCTTCCCTCTTATTTCTTACTTTATAGTAAGATTATGCCGCACGCTTAGAAAGCGACTTCACAGCGATAGCTGTGCGACCGGCATTCAGATTGCGTAGGAAACGCTCGCTAGGAGTACCTAGACGATAAAAGCTGATCTTACGACCATCTTCTAGAGTCTTAGTATTCGTATAGATGGAGAAACCATCCTGACGCAACTCGTTAATACGAGCAGACACATTCACAATACCGAAACGTGCCTGTGCTTGCGCGACAGTCAACGTGTTGTATACTGGGTTGAAAAAATAGTTCAACAACTTTGATCTTACAGACAACTTACTCATTTAAAAACCTCAAATTAAACACTGCTATTCAAATCATCTTTGGGATGCAGCACTTCCCACTTGAGATACCAGTATACAGTACTGTTCTTTAATTGTCAAGTAAATCAAACTATTGGACGATAATCCTGATTAATCCCCGAATTATGGTCAGCCTTTGCCTTATTAGCACCTACCAGAAGATCAAGAAATTGACCTTCATTTTTTTCAGCAAATGAGCTAATAGCATTATTACTAATGCGGCTTTCCTTGCCATGACTCGATACAACATAATCACTTGTAACTTCATCATATGTCACAGAAACGATAGTATTATACTTTGTAGAGACTTCGAACAAAGTTTTAGGACTTGCAAATTTTGGCAATTGCGCTGGTGACGGAACTTTTGCCTTTGTGGCAAAACGGTTCGAATCAGGCTTTACTGCCGCAGGAATATTAAAAGTAGAATTATTTGATGAAGATGGAGCAACCGCATTAATTGAGGGAGGACCACCGGCTACAGGCGTAGTAGTTGCCTTTGTCTTTGCCGATGCATTCTTAAGAATGGTAGCAAAATCATCAGGAGATTGAGATGTAGATGATACCGTTGCAGCAACATTTATCCCATCATCGAATTTATTGTACAAATCAAGAAAACTACGTTTTGTTTCTGTATCAAAACGATTCAAACACAATTCTACGGCAATCTGACGATCTTCAAAAATCGAATATGCCTTAGTAATATGTGTAAGACGACGAGTAGAAATGATTTCATCAATTCCACCATCTGCAAAAAGCTTACGAATGTTTCCAGCCCAATCAATCAGAATATCGATAAACGGAGCATCATCAATAGACAAACTATTAAACAATCGTGCAAGAATATTACGTTCTGCTTTTGCATCCGGATATTCCTGTTCGACAGTAATTGCAAAACGCTCAAGGAACGCTTCATTCAATGTATTAGTTCCAATAAAACGACCGTCTTCGCTACCCTTTCCTTTAGTGTTAGCAGTCGCCATAATATTAAAACCCTCAACCGGATGAACAACTTCGCCCGTTCTCTTATTGAAGTATGGCTTGCCCTCTAGAATGGGTTGTAAGCAAAGGAGACGTTCAGTGCCAAGGTCAGTTTCATCAAGCAATAGAATTGCACCCCTACGCATTGCGGTGATAACCGGACCCTCACGCGGGACCGTATTACCATCCACCAAATCACTAGAACCAATTAGATCAAATTCATCCGTATCTTTTGTAATATTCACACGGATATATTCACGCCCAATATTGGCACAAACCTGTTCTACCATCAATGTCTTACCATTGCCAGAAAGACCAGTAATATAGACAGGATAAAAAATCTTCGATTCTATGATCTTCTTTAGTTTATTATAAAAACCGAATGGAACATATAGCGGGTCTTTTTCAGGAATAAGACTACCTTCAATATTCGAAGCAAGTACTTTTTGTACTGCCTCAGAAATAGGGGTTACGGTTGCCAATGTATCATCCTTTTGAGAAACTGTATCTTCATCTGCCGCGACGCGGTATTTACCAAATCCCTCTTCGAATTTTTTGGTAAAAATGAATTTAGGATACGGAAGCTTATTTGCTTTCACGTATTCATTAATCTGACGTTTAGAAACTACCGAAATTTGATAAAATTCAGCAATACCATTACAGAACTCGGCTTGCTCAGAAGTCAGTTCTATACCTTTAATCTTCACTTTATTCATACCTGACATTATACAGCATTTCGTTTAGAAGTATAGTATAATATACTTAATAGTATCAATGACTTACATTAAGTACTTGATTAGACTGCAATTTCAGATGCAAAGCTTGTTACCATCGCACGCTTAGAAGCCTTCTTTCTTTGAATTGCTGCGAATGCCTCACTAATCTGCGCATTAGTTTCTGCTTTACTAAAATCCTTAAATGATATGTCTTTAATAGACCCAGAAGCAGTCTCAACATAATAATATGAATCATATCCAAGTTTTACAATCTTGAAAAATCCATTCTTATCGATAGATTCATCTATCTGTGCCATTTTCTCATTAGAGAGATTTTCTTTCTTTGCATAACCTTGCAAGGTACGCTTTTCACCAACAAAGAAACCAATATGAAGACATTCGGTAGTAAGACGAATAAGACGAGTCAATGCTGCTTGTACCTGATTGCCAGGACCATTTTCGACCATCACACGAACCTTAGTAATAGGATCAACAAAGCCAATATTGTACTTATTACTATTATCCAAATCCATATGCCTATACATATCCGGATATTTAATACTCATACCACCTTCACCATCGGTAAGATAGATTACATTAATAATCTCAGCACGAGTCTTTTCCTTAAATGCCTTAATAATCGATCTAGAAGCAATCACAGTCTCAATAAACGGTGTTCCACTAAGATTCATATTACCATTGTGCATACCCATACGATAATCATTGAGCAAAAGCTTTTCATTAGGTGTAATAGAATTACTATCTTGTGTCATTGCAAAAACAATCATCATCGCTGCCGCACGATTAAAATTACGTGGTGATAAGTCAGAATTAATTAGAGACTTAAGATGAAAAGTCTTACTATTAGGCAAAAATGCAGTAGGTGTCTTTGCTGTAAATTTTTGCTGAGTATATTTTGTATCATTCATGTACGTTACAGAAGAATCAGAAAAACCATACACTTCAAAAGGTATACCAACCTTCTTACAAAACATTGCGAGAACAATAGCCTGTTCCATAGTATTGCGAATTACATCTACCATGGAGATAGACATATCTACAAACATAATCATACCATGGTCTTTGCCTTTCGGCGTATGAACCATCTTACGAAAAATGTTATTATTAAACTTATATTGCGAAATCTTACGCATATCAAGTTCACCAGTCTTTGACTCAAGCTGACGCGAATATTGATGCGCATTCTTACGCATTTCAAATTCTTTTACAAGCAAAGAAATATACTTAATATTTTGCTTATGAAAATTTGCAAGGATTTCCTTTGAAACTAGATCATAATCAACTTTTGAAAGTGAATCGCGCATAGATTTACGCATAGCAGCTTCAAAAAAATCTACAATAGTTGCATTGGGGATTATAGTCTTCTTGAGGTCACATTCCGGGATATCAAGAAAAATATAGGGTCGCGCTACCTTATCAATTAACTGTTCTTCATTTTCTCGAAAAGATCGATCCGTGAGAGATTCAGGATCAGGCATTCCTACATCGTAGGAACCTTCACGACCTACTTGAGAATTGTTCTGATCTTCAAGGTCTTCGCCTTCTTCATCTTCTCCACCAGAATTACCACCGTTCCTATCGTCAGAATCATCAGAATCGCTATCGCTTCCACTATCATCAGAATCACCGGAATCGTCGCCATCATCACTATCAACGTCGCTGCTATCCCCATTAGAATCAGAGGAATCATCGGTATTGTCATTGTCATCAGAAGTATTATCAGAGTCATCAGAACCATCTGAACTGTCCGATTCGTCATTATCATCTTCATCAGTTTTTTCATTTTTCTCACTCTTTTTAGATTGGGTTTTATCAGTCTTTTCAGATTTTTCAGATTTTTCTTTAGATTTCTTTGGCTTGCCAGATATAAAATTCTGCATATCTTGCTGATTATTAATCTTGTCTTCTTCTTTTTCTTTTACATAATCCCAAATTTTTTGGGTTATTTTTACTACCTCTTCCCATGTTTCGACATTTTCTAGTTCTTTGACTAGTACACGTTCTTCATCATTAAATCTAATGGCAACACTAGAACCGCATTTAAATGCGAGATTAATACGATCAAGTAAATTAAGGGGCGAAAAATCATTACCAAATTTCTTCACACCAAAGAAATCTCGGTTCAATAAAGTCTTATAACCTGCAATGAATGGTTTACGAATACCCGGAAAACGACGCTTTACTAATTTTTCTATGCGAGCGTCTTCACAAACATTAAGAAAACCTTGAAATTTAGCGCCCTTCTCTTTTGCTACAGATTCCCATTTTTCACTAGGAGTGTAAAGAGCATGACCTATTTCATGTCCCATCAAAAGGTCATAAAGATCGCCTGTCATATCCTGCCAAATAGGGCACGTAAGAATACGTGTCTTCACATTAAAGGATGCAGTCTTAACAGGCAAATGTAGGACAGTAATGTTTTCCGCTGCTAAGAGCTTAGCAAGCAGAGATTTGCTCTCTGTAAGATTTGTTGACATAGCGAGTATTATACGCTAATCAAAAAATATAGCAATTAGAATAATCCTAATAAAATTAATGACTTACGCTAAATGATTGTATTTGCAGTAAATTTAAGAAATTGACCAGGATCAGCAACATTACTATCTGGTGTCATTTTCTTTCTTGCGTCTAGTGCTACTTTTTCCATTGCCTTACGAATAATTTCTTGTTTCTCTTGTTCTATTTTTTGTCTATTAAGAATCTTAATGTTCTTATAGACTTTCTTCTTCTGACGTTCAAGAATCATTTTAGGAACTTTTGATGTATAAACGATACCTTCCATATGATCGTATTCATGGAGTATGATGCGCGCCGATAGACCAGAAAAAGTCTGTTCCTTAAATTCTCCATTCATATCCTGATATTTTATCTTAACAGATTCAGGACGCCTAATAGGTAGAAACAAACCAGGAAACGTAAGACAACCTTCTTCAAATCCTGTCTCGCCAGTAGTTTCTAGAATCTCGGGATTAAAAAAGGCATAGCCGACACCCTCTGAACCCATGACGAATACTCGCAAAGGAATACCACATTGATTAGCAGCAAGCCCAATACCATTACGTGCCTTCATAGTCTCAATCAATGATACTGCTAATTCACGTGCCAGAACAGGCGTGCGCGGCTGAAAAGTATCTACAAATCTAAACTCTTCTGTCTTCTGAGTTAGTATAGGATCAAATTTATCTACAAGAGGATAAATCTCATAACTATACATCTCACCATTTACATACTTAAGCAGCTTTCCCATAATCTAATCCTCTTCTATTCACAACGTCTCTTTCCTTATCATAATCTGTGTCTACCTTATCAAAATCTTCTGATTCTGCTGGTAACTTATCAAATACCCATTTGGATACTTCATCATCACCAACATAGGCAATGATTTCCTTAATATATTCATATCCTAGTTGCTTAACACCAGTCCCTACAATTTTACTTGTTACATCCTTTCCAAATAATTGCTTTGTCGTCTTCCACCAAATTTCAACATCCGTATCGCTCTGAAAATCGGTTACATTGGACATTTCGACTCCTAAGTTGAAATTCGAGAAAAATTATTGACCTTCTCAAATCTGATTACAGACCTAAATTTGTCAACCAAAATGTCACCCTTATGACTAATTACAAATACATTAGCTTCACTTCCTAGACTCTGAAGTAGCTTCATAAATTCTTCTGTTCCTGTATTATCTAGGGAACTATCAAACACCTCATCAAGAATAAGCAGATTAGTATCCATACTATTCTTCATCTTAGCAATAGAACGCCATGTGAACAATAATGCAAGATCAATACGCATCTTCTCACCCTCAGAAAAGTTCTGATATGAAAATGTATCTCTATGACGAGATTTGATAGTCTCGTTGAATTCTTCATCAATCTCAAAGTTCACAAAGAAGTCCATCGCTGCCAAGTATTTATTGATTAGCTTATTGATTACCGGCAGATATTGTCTGATAATCTTAGTCTTAATACCATTATCTTTAAGAAGTGTGAAAGCGACATCAAGATACTTTCGATCATCGACAATCTTCTTACGAATCTCAGATAATGATTCTAAGTCTTTTACAAGGTCTTCTGATACTTTAAGCATATCATTAGATAACACTTTCTTATTTGCCAATTCGTTAATTTCATTTTGTAGTTTAGACATATATTGTTGAATCTGAACCACAGAAGCATTAATACGAGTCAATTCCGATTGATGTGAATGTATCTTTTTCTGTATTGCTTCTATATCAGAAAGTGTCTCGTATATCTTATTGGTTTGTTTGGCAATCTTATCTAGACCATCCTTAAACTCTCGTATTTCTGTATTGGCACCTTCTATTGCAAATTTCTTAAAATTTGCATCAATATCCTGCATACATGTTGGACAATTATCATGATCTGTATAAAAATTATAATGCTTTGCAGCAACTTTTAATTTTTGTTCTATTTTAGATTCTAATGAATGGAGAGTTGTGATCTTTTCCTTAAGTATTTTTTCATCTGATACTTTAGTCATCAAACCGTCTATATGTTTCTGGACCAAAGAAGCATTCAGAACCAATGTATTAACGTAAGTCTCATTGGTCTTATATTCGATAGTTTTCTTCTCTATCTGCTCTCCAGAATTCTTCCTGGCTTCTTCAACATACTTCTTTTGTAGTTCAATTTTCGATAGAGTTGAATCTAGCTTAATTTTAGTATCATGGATATCATTCTTAATTTGATTAAGCTTACTCTTCACGATAGTATTCATAGAAGAGAAGATTCGGATATCCAATAGGTCTTCTATGACACCACGACGATCCGCCGCCTCTAGCTGCATGAATGGAATGAAAGAACTACTTCCTAGAATTACAATCTGAGTGAATGCTCGATAGTTAAACTTAAGGATATTGGTTTCTAGATATGCCTGATAGTCTGTAGCACGTGCATCCTGCTTCTGTATCTCACCATCAATATAGATATTGAACACAGCGGGTTTAATACCACGTTCTATCTTATATTCTTTATTTCCTATACGGAAATCTAATTCTACCAGGCATTCTTTCTCATTGATAGAGTTTACTAGTTCTGGTTTATTAATACCTCTAAATGACTTTCCAAATAGAGCAAACGTGAGGGCATCTAACAATGTAGATTTACCGGCACCATTGACACCCACGATCAAAGTATTTGGAGTCTTATCTAATAAAACATTAGTCCAAATATTACCGGTAGAGAGAAAATTCTTAAATCTAATCTTACGAAAGTATATCATCTGTTCTCTTGGGAGATTGCTTCATTATATATCTCATGCAGAATATTTTTCATCTTAATTTTATCTAATCCTAATTCTGTGGAATCTACAAACTTATCTAAAATATCTGTAGTAGAATCTGCCTGATTAATAATATCACCTTCTATCAGTTCATTATAGTCAGTGAAATCTTCTACGATAGTAATATCCAATGGTTGAGACTTATATAAACCATCCATGAAACGATCAAACAATACAGGATTATTCTTGCAGGCAACGATAGTCTTTACGATCACACCATTATATGGAGAAAAATCTTTCTCCATCACAGACTCAAGAGTTTCTATACTATCATCATAAACAACTTTGTGAAACATCTTATATGGATTCTCTATGAATTCTATATCAAGAGTTTTTGTATCAAATATATGAAAGCCGCGCTTATCTCCATAATCTGCCCATGTCATTTCATAGGTGTTTCCTAGATAGGAAATATGACCGTCAGAAGAACGATGATGAAAATGACCTGTATATACTGTTTCAAATTTCGAGAAATTCTCTCGTGCCATTCCAGTTGTGCAGATGTTTCCTCGGTCCATTTCGAAGCCCGCAATTTCAAGATGACCCATAGCCACGGTAGCAGGAGTATTAGCGATAAAAGACTTTGTTGACTCATAGTTACTTGCATTGATCCATGGAATAAATGCAATATCTATCCCGCCACGTTGCAATGTCTGACATTCGGATATTACATTCAAATGAGAATGATTAGAAAATAGTTCTCTAATAGCATTTACTTCATTTGTATTACGATAAGGTACATCATGGTTTCCCACGATTACATCCACATATGTATTATGTGGAATGCGCTCTATGAATCTTGTTCTTAGAGAATGTAGAGTCTGAAAATTAATAAACTTACGACGATCTACTACATCACCCAAATGAATAATATGATCGATATTATGATTTTCAATATATGGAAAGAAAACACCTTCCCAGAATTTAAAGAAAAACTCATTAAAAGCGGGGGAATCATTTCTTCCGCCGAAATGCGTGTCAGTGATTAAGGCAATTTTCAAACTTTATACTCCACAACCCAAACACCGGTATTCTTGCAAATCTTCATCATATCAGAAGTTCCTCTTCCACCAGGAAAAGCACAAAGTCTATCAATACCTGACATTAGCATTTGTCTGTTTCTTGCAGGACCAGCAGAATTACCGTAGCGATCCCAATCGGCATGGAATACTTTCATTGCCACATTATTATAGACGCCCCATGCTTCTGCTTGTTCATCGGCACCTCTAGCACCACCAACAATTAAAAATATTTTGGCACCCACAGTTTCTATACTATGCTTTACATTATATAACACATCGAAAACCAACTGAGAATTCTCATGGTTTCTACCACCAGTCACGGCAATGCGCAAGTATTCTTTCACTTCTTCAAATACTCTATAGCCGAATTAAGATAATCAATATTATCACAAAATTGTCCAAGACCTATATTACATCTTGAACATAGTAAACCTCTAACATGTCCGGTTATATGACAATGGTCAACAGCTAACATTCTATATGTTATACACGATTGTTTGCAAATAGCACATACACCATTTTGTTGCTCAAACATTTCATTATATTGTTCTACAGTAATACCAAATAAAGTTTTGAGTTTAGTATTTCTTACTTTATCTGGATTTTTAATTACATAATCTTTTGTTTTTTGATTCCACGCTTTCCTACCAATTTTTAAAATAATAGTATTAGTTCTTTCTTTAGCACATTCTACACAATGAGAACCCCTTACATACCTCTCTGCTAGATGAGCATACTTACATGGTTTTCCAGTATAATATCGGTCCTTATTCAAGGACATTGCATGTTTTCTTACTATTATTTTCATCGATCTATTATACAGGTTAATAGATCATACGTCAAGTGTAGGTGGTTGATCTTCCAAGAAGATATCCAACTTGACTTTCTTGTCCTTCTTCTTACGTTCCTTTGCCTCTTCGAATCTACCTATGAAATCCGATATATTCTCATATAATTCAAACTGTGCCGTAGTACCATCATCGTTCTCATGCTGTTCCATATCTCCCAAGACTCCATGATGTTCCGTCGCCTTATACTTGGCATATAATTGCTTCTTTTCCTTAAGAATACGTCTAAGAAATGCATAATAGATAATCTGAGTAAAATATGCAAATGGATTCTTTGATTTCTTTGGATCAAAATTATCAAAATACATAATACAGTTTTCTATACCATCACCTATCATATCCTCCTTCCATGTAAATCCATTGAAGTTAGGTTTATGAGCAAGATTTTCTGCAATCAAAAGAAGACACTTTCCTACATAATCAGGAATTACCGGTTTTGGTTTTCCTTCTCTCTTTGCCTCTTTTACATCTTTCTTATATTGGATAATTGCCTTTAACAAATCTCCATTGTTGACATAATGCGATGCTTTCGCCATAATATAATTCCTCTTTCATATTGCTGCATTGCAGCGTAACTATTTGCTTAAATCTACTTGACTTTTACTATAAAAACCATTAACATAGGTGTGTAGGCTTTGATGTGGATCTACGGAAGATACTTTTAGATACCTTATTATTCTTTAAGAACCGTAGGGCGGAAACTAACAACATTGCTACCTTTATTCTGTTCTAGTTCAGAAAGCTTCTGTGCCGTAGAACTTGTGACTACTGGTTTTGTAGCAAATGCAATTTCTACGATCCCGTCATAATAATCTTTAATCTCTGGTTCTATCTCATTAACAAGAATCAGATTCTCTGTCTTTAGATCGGCAGTGTTGCCTATGGCAATTCCTTGTGGAATCCATGGATAGAGAACTAATGTCTGACGATTCTCTTCTAGTTCAATATTATTGAGAATCAACATAGGATTTTTGATAGTGATTTTTCTAGGAGAAGTTTTGAGTACTTCTGCAATTAGATCATCTCCTGTCAATAGACGAATGAAACAAACCTTATTACTTTTTACTACTGCTTCTTCTGTCATACGATTCTCCTATTTTAATTCTATTGAATAATTAGATATTTTAAATTCTTCTGATTTGTATATTTTTACACGAGCAGCAAAATGCTTGAGTGTAAAATTAATAAAATCATCAATTCTAAGATCGTCTGCTATATCGTATAATGTCATTGTGGATTTGGATTCGCTTAGTCTGAGTCCTCTTCCTATTGACTGTAGTACTCGTACCTTTGATTTCGAAGGAGATGCGAATATAATATTATGTAGGTTACGTATATTGACACCAGTAGAAAAGACTCCATAGGATGCCACAATAATAGCATCGGTTTCCTTTTCTACAATTTCACGAACAGCCTCGCGTTCTTCTGTTTCTGTTGCACCATGAATATAGAATACTTTTCTATTTTTTGCAACCTTTGAATTTATTAATTGAAATAGTTTCTCTCCATGAGCTTCTACTCGCTGAAATAAAAGTAAAGAATTGCCTTTTAAAGATACAGCAAGATTACCTACGAATTTATTGCGTGGTTCTGATCCTATCAGATATGATATTTCTTTCTGGTAGGCTTCGATGGACCATTTGCTAACGATATGACATATTTCTTTTGGATGTTTAAGTATAAGACATTTGATCGAAAGTTCAGCCGCTTGTTTTTCATCTATCATTCTCTTTGTTGTTGTTAGTTTAGAATTTGGACCAAATAGTCCCTCAATGACCAATTTATGAACCTTCCATGAATCTAGTGTTCCGGTAGTTCCTATACGATACTTAGCATTCACCATCTTACACATCATTTTCTTCAAGGATTCTGCCTTGAATCCATGTGCCTCATCGCCAAATACAAAATCAAATTTAGTAAAGAAACTATTATCTTTGATTTCATTCAGAGATTGCCATGTGGATATTGTGAGAGGTTTATCATTATGTCTCTCATAACCAGAATATATACGATGGACATTTCCTGATACATCCCATGTGTCATGTGCATAATCATCAAAGTCAGATTTCATCTGTTCTACTAGAGAAGTAGTAGGAACTATTATTAAACCCTTCTTACATTCTTTTTCTAATAGATGGCGCATTATCACATAGATCATATAACTCTTACCAGATGCAGTAGGAGAAAGCATGAGCATGCGCTTGTAACGGATCGCCTTGGCAATCCCTACTAGCTGATAGTCTCTAGGAGTCAATGGCTTGCCCTGTGACCAGACATCTAGTCTCTTGACTAGCTCGGTAGTCTCTTCTATTGAAAAGGCGTTCAGGAGCCCTATACGTGGCTCTACGTTGATTGTATAGTTGCGTTCGGTTGCGAATGTTATTAAGTAACGTATAAGACCGGCATAGAGTTGACGTGTGATCTTATGATAAAGACGTATCTTACCATCCCATTTCTTTGCTTTATAAGCAGGACTCCATTGATAGCCAGGAGAATAGAATGTAAAGAATTGAGATAATTCTTCCATGATGTGATCTTCACATAGGACTTTTACATATACCTCACTGACATATTCAACGAATATATCTGTCACTTTATGTGCCTAACTTATACTTTGCATAATCAAGATATGCTTTTATAGAAATAGAACGATCATGAACCTGATAACATACTAATTGACAGAAGTTCATTGCATCCTCATGGACACCAATTTCTTCTTCTATTTTTGCAAGGTCTTTATCGGCAGAAAGATGCGTATCTAGATCACTCTTACTCTTAAGCTTGTATGGAAATGGTTCCCATCCGGTAGTATCGATATCTTTCTTATTATTAAGATTACCCTGATAGTAATCCGTCTTCAATCTGAGCATTTCTGCCTTTCTTGCTCTTGCCTTTCGTAATGCCTGAGAATGAATAACAAGCTGAGAAGCATATTTTGAATGAAGATTAGGAAGCTTGAGTAGATCGTTTTCTGGATCAGTCTTGTTTGGTTTTGCGTCTTCTTCCCATGATATAATAAGATTCGCAAGAGAAATAGGAGCTAACATTTTTAGATCACCATATACATTAATTATAGAATCCCTATTCTACCACAATATAGTACTATTGTAAAGTGATTACATGCGATTTATATCATAGTTTGTAAACATGAATGATGCAGTACCGGTAAGAATATTGGTTGCAGGAAGTGATGTATCAAATTCTATACTAGAAACACTGATAGGGAATACATCAATAAATCGAACTTCTACGATAGGATTATTCTTATTAGTAAGGATAGTAAGAGTAGCATCTGAATATTGTGGCGTACTTCCTACCTGCTGTAGTTTCTGCTGTAATGTTAGATTCTTATATTGATCGAAATTCTCAGGAAATGTTATTCCCTTGATCCAATCCTGAATAGTAGTCCAGGCATATAATGGTTCATCTATTAAGAATGTAATAGTAAGAGGTTCATAGATCATCTTATCCCCAGGAACAGGACGATCTATGAACGGATTTTGTTGAGTTGCATTACCAGAATTGATACCAGGAATGTTTGCCTTCGTACAAAAATATGTAACAAACGGTAGACGATCAAATGCTAACGCAAACTTAGATGCCTGCGCAAGATTGGTATTATTAGGTGTCAATGATAATGACATATTATGTTAACTTAACCTATTAAGAATTATGTTAAGCTACGTTTCCTGCTGTGCCAGTCTTTGGAGGTAACATTGAAAATGCATTCGCAGTAACAGTGGTAGTTCTCATAGGTTGATTCTTCTTAGGCTGTACTGGACCATTATACTTGAACACATGACCCTTATATTCTACTACAGGATTCTTGTCTAGTTTTGCATCTTCTGTAAGAATCTGTTGACGAGTTCCTACAAGATATAATCTACGACCGGCTTCATCGAAGAATTGAGTTTTGAATGCATCAGTAGGAAGATACCATTCTTCAATCTGATTGATTCCGGTTGGACCTTCATTTCCAATATATTTTACTGCTACTAGTGACATAATTAATTCCTTATTTTAGGTTAAAAATACCTGGACCAAATGCATCAGAAAAAATTCCTTCAACAATTTGACTTTCAATTAAATTTTGTTGGGTAAATTCTGGTGATCTAGATGTTGTACTTGCTTTTGTTATAAAATCAAAATTATTTATATAATAGTTAGGTACCTTACGTTTCATAGCATTATATGCATAAATCCAAAGATCACCAACGAATATCTTAAGAGTTATTGGTATAGGACAAAATGCTTTTTTATGAAAAAACATCAACATACCATAATCACGAGGATACTTAATATTGGGTTCTAATGCAACTGTTAATTCGATTTTTTTATCTAAAATTGACCCCATTTCTCCAATATAACAATTTGGACCTATTCCAAATATACCATTATCCGGTATTATGTATTCATTTATTTGTTCAAAGATATTTGTATGAAAAATTGTATCATCACTTAAAAAACAAATCTTATCAAATTTCGATTGACTAACACCATACGTCCACGCCGGATTTACAAAAATATTAGGACCGCTGTATATAGTTCTAATTTTTGGGTGTTTTAGAACTCTAGTTTTAGATGGATCGTTGTTTATTAATAGTAATTCACCTATTAGCGGATTATCTAGTATTTTTTGTCTTCCTATCATAATATCTAGAGCATGAGAACGCCACATTGTGGGACAAATTACACTAAACATTATGAAAGATATTCTATTAAACCAACATAAACATTTGATGTGCCACCCGATCTATTATCCCAAAAATAAGCTCCATACCACGTGTTGGCTTCTCCACTACCAGGACCGCCAGATGAATCATAATGGTTAACTTGTATGGTATGAGACACACTAAGATAATTATCTACTTCTGTATTCATTGTACCATAACCCCAAATAAAATGATTATTTGCTGGACCAAATATATCTAATAAATTGGTGGTTGTGTTACTTGTATTTGTTGAGCAAATTGCTATATTTGCATTGGTTCCTGTACTTATTACAGTGACTAGTATTTCTCCGATTATATAGGGTGGAGCTACTTGAGGACTAGGAGCTACGGAATAAGGTCCGGTTGGATAACCCGGATAAC